AAGTTTAAGCAGACAGTATGGCAATGGTGATATAGTTATGTTAACATGCAGTGCGGATTTGAACGGGATGATAGATGACGCAAGGTTGGACTATGAAGTAGTTGCATGGGATAGGTTGGGTGCAAGTTGGAGCGTCATTCATGGCAGTATTGGTACGTTTCAGCGTGGCGACAGTGCTAATAAGGATAGACCTAAGATGAGTTATGAATATGGAAAAGAAAACAGCGTATGGAAACAATATGAAAAGGTATTAGATACGATTTGGCAGGTAGATACAGGTAGGCAAATGAAAATAGTAGTAAGCGGATTAGATACTTCTAACTTTACTACCTATGCTTACGAGTTTATGGATAGAACAAACCATTATATTTTAGGTATAAAAGGAGATACAGAAAGTAAATTTAAGCGTAAAGCGGCAGATGTGGCACTGTTTAAAAGGGGGGTAAGCCGTTCAGATATGTGGATATTGGAAGTAAATGCTATTAAGGACATAAATAGTGAGTATATGGCTTTAAAGTGGGATAAGTCAGAGGATAGCCAGCCGATAGGCTTTATGAATTTTCCCCAAATATCTAATGATGGCATTTACAATAAAGCTAATTTCTTTGACCATTTCGAGGCGGAAGAGTGCATTATATCGGTCAATAGTGTAGGTGAAACGGTTAGCAAATGGCAGAAAAAGCACAGTAAAGTAGCTAACCACATGCTAGATTGTAGGATATATAACATAGCGGTAAGAGATATAGCAGTGTATATATTTGGGGTTAAGATGAAAAAGGGTAAGGAGTTTAGTTGGATAGACTACTGTAACATGATTAAATAAATTTACCGATAATGTCGGCATAATGTGTAATAATGGCGTTATAGGTGGGTAAATTTACACCCAAAGCAAATAATTATGTCAAATATAGGAGTAGGAGCAGAAAGGTTAAGTAGAGTAGTCGGCTATAATGTTAGTGCAGGCAATAAAGCTACCACATCTGCTAACTTGCCAATATCAATAGCCATATTAAGCCAAATAAATCAGCAAAATGAAAGCGGCTTTGATTTTACAGTACCTTATACTGTAACATCGGCACAGCAGGCAGGTGATTTGTTTGGTTATGGTTCGCCAGCACATCGCATAATGTCAATTTTGCGACCTCAAAATGGTGGTGTTGGTGGTATTCCTACAATAGTTTACCCTATTGAAAAAGCGGTAGGTAGTGCTAATAACGTTAAGTCAATCACACCAACAGGAACGGCTACAGGCAATGTAACACATACGATTGTTATTGCAGGTAGAAGGGCTACAGACGTACGTTATGATATAAACATTGAAACAGGAGATACGCCAGCAGACATATCAGCAAAGATATTTGATATGGTTGGCAGTTCTTTAAATGTACCAGTAAATGCAACGCTTGACAGTCCAGTAACACTCTGTAATTTAGCTGCTAAGTGGCGTGGATTGTCATCAGCATTTGAATTAAGCGTAGATACAAACGGTGATGCGGCAGGCATAACGTATGCAGTAGCACAAACAACGGCAGCAAGCGGCACACCATCAGTAACGGCAGCACTTGCAATAATTGGCAATCGTTGGGATAACATGATTATCAATGCAATAGGCAGCGATAGCACTACATTATCAGCGTTTGAAACATGGAACGGCATACCTTCACAGACAGCCCCAACAGGTCGTTATACAGGCATTATAATGCGTCCAGCTACAGTATTTACAGGTAGCACATTAGCAAATCCATCAAGCCTTACAAGTGCAAGGCGTAATAATTGCACAATAGCAATTTCGCCAGCACCAAATAGTAAAGGATTTGATTTTGAGGCGGCTGCAAACATGGTAGCATTATATGCACCAATAGCGCAAAGCAATCCGCATATTGGTGCAGGTGGGTTAAATTACCCTGATATGCCAGTACCTTCAGATGGTGTAATAGGTGTTATGAGTGACTATAACGAACGTGATGCAATCGTTAAATTAGGATGTTCTACAGTTGATTTGGTTGCAGGTGTTTATCAGATACAAGACATGGTAACGACTTACAGACCTATAGGCGATGCAGACCCTAAGTTTAGATTTGTACGTGATTTGTTTGTTGATTGGAATATCCGTTATGCTTACTACCTTAGAGAATTGCTATATGTAGTTGACAAGGTTATAACTAGCGATGGAGCGCAGGTAGCGGTAGGTAATACTATTACCCCTAAAAAATGGAAACAACTACTTGCAGCATTAGCGAATGAGTTTGAGCGTAGGGCGTTGATTGCAAGGGCTAGCTACATGATAGAAAATACTACAGTTGTAGTAAATTCTACTAATCCAAATCGTTTAGATACCGAGTTTGCTTATGAGCGTACAGGTGTAGCTAACATATCAAGTACAATGGCATTTGCTAATTCATATTTCGGAGAATAATACAAACTATAAAATAATTATACAATGGCAGTAATAGGTGGTGATATTGTCGATATATCGGTAGCACATGATACGGTAGGGGTATTTTCTCTACGTGCTAAAAGTAATGAAGATGCTACTCGTGATTTGGGTGGTTTCCGTAACAATGACGATACTAACGGCTTAGATGGTGGCGGTCAAAACATCATCATTAAAAATCGTTTTCGTTGGATGTTTGAGGCTACTATATCAAGTGATGATAATGTAGCAGAGGACATGCAGAAGATAGTAGCGGTGGCAGCTAGTCCACTAGAAGCTAACTTTACTTATACCTTTGCATCAGGCGTTACAATGGGTGCTACAGGTACGTTTGTAGGCGATATACAAGACGCTACTAATACTGCTACAATGACAATTAAAATGTCGGGTGCAGGTCAATTAATCAAACTATAATTAAGTATATGAACACACAAATTAACAAAGACACAGCAACAGAAGAGGTAAACAGATGGCTTGAAACTATGCGTATTGCACCCCGTAAGCGTGATGGTAAAACGGAGCAGATTAACAAGCTAATTGAAATGGTAATGTATGGTGAGGTTAGGTTTAATGAGCAAGGTAACCCAGTTCAGAAACTAGAAGAGCCACTACCAAATTATGAAGAGTTAGTATATGCGAATAGGATTAAAGTAGACGGTTTAATTTCAAAGGGTAAGTTAGAGAGTAGCGCAGACGCATTTACGACAACGTGTATTATGATTTCGAGTGCAACAGGTATATCGGTGGCGTTGGCTAAGAAATTGGATATGAAAGATTTGGAAGTGCCAAGTGTTATTTTATCTTTTTTTCAATAAACCCCGAAGACATAAACAACGCTATAAAGACAGTAGTCAGAGAGCATCATTGGAAGCCTGCCGTAATAGGTGGGCTTTTTTTAGATAATTGGGATTTTCGGGGGCTATATTATTGGTATGAGGATATTGTGGCGGTTAATGATGAAATAAAAGCACAAACAAAAAAGAAGTAAATGAACATAGCAGCATTAACCATACCAGCGATATTTACGGCAGTTGACAGGCTAACAGCACCATTCAAGAATATGAATAATGCAGTTAGTGGTTTTGCACGTAATGCTGAGGTAGCGGCTGCAAGGGCAGATAGGGCGTTTAATAAAATGTTACCTTCGTTTGGTTCAAAGACAAATGAGGTTATAGACTATGCAAAAGGTATTGTAGGTGTTCAAAGTGCTATTGAAGCGATTAAATTTAGTGCCACATCTATACTAGATTATGAGGATGCGGTATTATCATTTAGAACTATTGTATCTGATTTGACTGATAATGAATTTGCAGCGTATGAAAAGCAAATAGGTATAGTTGCAGACATTACAAAAAAATCAAGTGTAGATATTGCTAAGTCATTTGAAGTTATTGCAGGGCTAAACGCTGAATTTGCAAATACGGCAGAGGGGTTAGGTATGGTTACTCAAAGCGTTAGTACATTAGCTAAGGCAAGCCGAATGGATATGGGTGCGGCTGCTGAAAGTTTAATTGGCATAATGAACCAATTTAACTTTACTGTAGACCAATCAGATAGGGTTATAAATGTATTAGCGGCAGGTGCTGCGGTTGGTGCATCAAGTATACAACAAACATCAGAAGCATTTACGCAATTTGGTAGCGTAGCTGCTAAGGCAAATATAAGTGTAGAGCAAAGTGTAGCTTTAATTCAAGTACTTGCAAGTAAAAGTTTGTTTGGTTCAATTGCAGGTAATGCCTTAAAGGGGAGTATAAATAATTTACAAAAAGCAGGTTTAGGCTATTCATCAGGTTTGTTTAATATAAATGATGGCTTAAAGGAATTAAAGAAAAACTACGATGCATTAAAAACACCAATAGAGCAAGATGCTTATTTAACTAAAGTGTTAGGGGCAGAACACAAAAACGCAGGTATAGCACTTTTGGATAACATAGAATTAATTAATAAATTTACTACAGGTGTAACAGGCACAAGTGAAGCGCAAAAGGCGGCAGAAATAAATAGTAAAAGTTTAAGGGCTAAGTTAGGTGAATTGGTAAATACCTTTGTAACTGCTATAAGTACCGCAGACAATACAAAGGGTGCTTTGCAAAATGTTACAAGTGCTATAACATGGCTAACTAAAAACATGGGTTGGCTTTTAGATATAGCCATACCATTAATAGGAGTATTATTAGGTGTTAAGGCGGCTATATGGGGTATAGCATTTGCATCTAAGGTTTTAAAAACAGGACAAATAGCACTTAATTTTGTTATGGGTATAGGTGCGGTTATTAATGGCACTTATGCTACATCGGCATTTGCTACACAGGCAGGTATGTATGGCATGGCAGTAGCGGCAGGGGTGTTAGAGGCGGCACAATGGTTATTAAATAATGCTTTTTACGGTTTCCCAGTTGTTTGGATAATTGCAGGCATTGCGGCACTAATATACATTATTGTTAAATTGGTGCAACATTGGGATAAAGTTAAAGCGGCTTTTAAGGTTGGTGGTATATTGGGTGCTATACAAGAAATTGGCAAGGTATTGTTAGATGTAGTATTAGCACCACTACAGGCGATACTATCAATTATAGCCAAGATAACAGGGGCTGATTGGGCTAAGAATGGTAAGATGGCTATTGAGGTTTTTAGGTCTAATATGGGTACTTATACGCCTGAAAAAGAAGGTTCAACAATGCCAGCAGTTAGCAGCAAGGTTACAGAACAAAATACATTGATTGAGCGTATAGAAAAAAGCAGTTCAAAAGAAAAGATTGAGTTATCTTACAACAATATGCCGAGCAATGTTAATGTATCGGCAACGGCAGGCATAGCGGTTAAAGGAACTACTACAATGATGGGAGGTAACTTATGACGGACATAGAAATATTTGAAAGCGGTAACGGTGGCGAAATAAGGCTAAATGGCAGCGATATAAATACGGTTGAAGGTATTACCAACATGCCGTACTTATCATGCTTTGGTGGGGCTGATTGGTGGGGTAATGCACTATTACCCGAAGATGTAGGGCAACAGCATACAGCGACTACAGAGGAAACGTTAAGAGTAACACCGTTAAGTAGTTCAGGCAGACCAGTGATAGAAAGGTCGGTTATTAATGATTTGGCATACCTTACAGAACAGATTGCAAGTACTACCGTAGTAGTTAGCAGTAGCATACCGCAGACGAACAGAATAGACATGAGTGTTAATATCAATGGAGAGGAAGTATTTTTAATGTGGCAACCTAACTTATAATAATGGCAACGATAAAAACAAAACAACAGATATATGATGAGATAGTACTAGACTTAGAAAATAAGTTAGGTATTACATTATCTACATTTGGCAGGGTGTTACTAAGAATACTTGCATTGGTTTATGCAGGTGCGTTAAAGCTAGTATATTTATCTATTGGTTTTGTGCAAAAGAATGTAGCACCTGACTTAGCAGACCCCGAAGAGAAAGGCGGTACGCTTGATAGGTTTGGATTGCTTAAATTAGGTCGTAGGCGTTTCCCAGCTACACAAGCGCAATATACAGCTACGGTAACAGGCACAACGGCAGCAGTGATACCAGCAGGCACAACATTTAAAAGCGATAGCAACGCTTTAAATGCGGGTTTTTTGTTTATTCTAGATAATGCCTACACTATGCCAGCAGGCACAGGAACGATAACAATACGTGCATTAACGGCAGGTAGTGAAAGTAGGTTAGTAGTTGGTAATACATTAACAGCTACAAGCCCAATTAATGATGTTAATAGGGGTATCACAGTAGCTACAGAAACAGTTATACCACAGGCAGCAGAAACGGTTGAAGAGTACAGGACTAAGATAATACAGGCATACAGGATTGAGCCACAGGGCGGCAGCAAGGGTGATTATAGATTGTGGGGATACGATGCACAAGGTACAAGAGAAATATACCCCTATGCAAGTAGTGGTAACAATAACGAAGTAGATATATATGTTGAGGCTACCATTGCAGATAGTACAGACGGTAGGGGAACGCCCACACCAGCAATATTAACAGATGTAGAAGATGTGATTGAAGCCAGCCCCGATGTAACCCTAACACTTGCCGAGCGTTCACGTAGACCATTAGGCGTATTTTTAGTTAATGTTTATCCGATTGTATTGCGTGAGATAGATATTAATATTGCGTCATTTGCAGACCTTACGGCAGGTAAGCAAGCTACTATATTAGCAGCTATTACAGAGGCTTTATATGATGTTAGACCGTTTATTGCAGGCATTGACATTGTGGCAGATAGAAACGATATATTTGATACTAATAGGATAGGTGCGATAGTATTATCAGCGTTGGCAGGTAGTAGTTTTGGCACTATTACGATGCGTGTTGATGGTGTCATAATGTCAAGCTATCAATTTGATAATGGCGAAATTCCATATCTTGACACAATAACTTACGTATAATGGGAGATAGAATATTTAGGTTATTAAGGTTACTATATCCGAGAGGTAGGGCGTTCAAATTGCCCTATCTCGGTACGTTTTGGAAGTTAACAGATGCACTTAGTTTGTCATTAGCAAGGGCGGCAAGTGATGGCGTAAGTATATTGGATAGCATTATACCTGACAATGCCAATTTTACGGCACAAGATGCAACGGATTGGGAACGTAGGTTGGGTATGATTACCAATAGTACCGTATCATTGACTGATAGG